CCCCCTCCTAGCTGTTGTAGAGCAGGATCTCGGCGTCTGCTCCGACGGTTGCCTGCGTGTCCATTGCGACTCCGACGGCGATGCCGGACGCGATATTGATGACACGACCCTGAGCGTCGATCTCGACTTCGCTGCCTGCCGTGATGGCCGCTCCGCATGTGATGGGCAGGATTCCCTCACGGAGAACTGTGAACAGTCCTCCGATCGGAGCGTCAAACGCCGCCACGCCAAGAGCGCGCTTGGCAGCCTGACCTGCTCCAACGTTCTGCGCCTTGTAGACGGCGGACTTGTCCACGGTCGCATCCGCGACCAGCCCAGCGCCCTGCTGTCCCGCCGGCACGGTGCCGGTTGCCCCGATGCCTCCAGACGTACGCGCGCCGGAGACGTAGACGAAACGCTTACCAGTGACGGCCGCAGTGGCCTCACAAGTAATCGCGTCACCTTCTTCCTTGATCTTGATGCAGTCGTTGGCCATCAGTTGACCCCCGCCTTGACCATGGAACCGTCGCGGGCATAGCGGCCATCGGACATGACCCTACCCTCTGCGTCGGCCTGAGCCATCCGCGCTGCGCGAGCGTGCTCACGAGCGAACCACGGCAGCCCCTCGTTGACCTCGCCGCCTTCGACTTCTTCACCAGCGGCGCTGGAGCCCATGGCGGTGGTCGGCACGACGCCCTCGGCACACTCGGCGATCCACTTGATCGTGGCATCGCGAGTGCCAGGGTTGTCGAGCTGCTTGCGAACAGACGCGGCGACGGCCGGGGCAAACTTGCCCTTGGCCACCGCTTCCTTCATGATCGCTTCGTTCTTCCCTGCGATGTTCTCCTCGTGCAGCTGACGCGCGAGAGCCGCATCATGCTGCATCTGCCTGAAAGCACTTGCCTCGACCGTCACCGTCTCCGGCAGGTCTGCCTCGGCAGTTGTCCCCTCCTCATCGCCGTCGTCGCCGTCATCATCGTCGGCGTCGTCGTCGTCGGCGTCTCCTGCGGGCTGCTCCTCCTCGCCCGTGGAGGCCTGGAGGATTTCTGCCTCACGGAGCTTCGCCTGAATGGCTGCGTTGTCCGCATCCTCGGCGAGGCCCAGCGAGGCACAGAGCTGCTTCCGCTGCTCTGGTGTCATCTGTCCTCCTTCGTTGGACTCTGGGCGGGATTCCGCCCTACTTGAGAACAAGACACAAGTGTCCTGTCCCTGGCGGCCACCGAGCATGAGGCCCTCGGTGTAGATACCAGCCGCCACCGTTGCGGGAACGTCCTTGTAGTCTACGACCACCTGGACTGGATCCCCGAACTCGACATAGTCACTCTCTACCGTGAACGGAACACGGAACAGATGACCATCGTCGTCGTCCACGACCAACTCGTTGGGGTCGAGGCGCATTCCTCGGATCCACCACCAGTAGGTATCACCACCCTCGGCCTCAAGGTGCTCGTAGTACGCAGTACGAACGTCCTCGATGTTCATGGCAGCCTCGATCTCTTGCTTGACGGTAACTCCCTCGCCGGTAGACAGCAACTCCAAGTCTTCCAGCGTAGAGCAGCCCGGCCAGACGATCCCCAGGAGCGCCACTCCCGTGAGAACCATCCGGTACTTCTTGCCAGTAACAGTCTCGTGGTTCTCGATGAACATCGGCTGTACACCGGCACCTGCTTCGACGGAACGGTTGGGATAGGCAAGAGGGATCATCTGAGCGAGCCAGTCGAAGGTGACATAATCACCATAGATCGTCTGTCCGTTATTGCCCAGACTCAGATTCTCTATCCTGCCCACCGCAGGCTCCCCATCGAACTCGGGGCTGTCGAAGCGAGGATCGTCATGCCCCAGCTTCATGCGAGGCTCCACGATCGCTGGATCATCAACAGCCGCCACAGCATCTGCCAGCATTTCCTCCGAGATTGTAAATCCCTCGGGGTGCGTCGAGATGACGTAGTCGATGCCAGTCCCCACCAGCGGCACGCCTTTCAGGCGCGTGTACGGCGTGCCCTCGATCTTCTCCAGCACCCAGGTCATCTACGGAACCTTCAACCCAGTGCCCTTGGACTTGGCCAGCTCTGCCTTGAGCATGGCTCCTTCACGTCCCTTCGTCTCGGGCGGGCCACCCGTTTCCGGGCTGTTAGTCTCCCACCTGGCGGTGGGAATCCTCTTGGCGCCACCCTTGACGCCAAACATGTTGCCTGTTGCTCCTTCGATCTTCCCAGCCATTAATCCTCCTTCTCGTCGCTGGGACATATGAGCAGAGCCGCAAAGAGTAGCCGGGAGGGAGCGCCCCCGACCGAGATGACCACCCTCATTGGCCCTGCCCACCTTCTGGCTTTGTGCCACTTCCGGGGGCATCCTGACCCGACTCCGCACCACCACTACCAGGAGGAGGTTTTTGCAGCTTTGCCATCTCTGCTTGCGAGGTCGGGTCAGGTGCACCCTCTGCTTTTGGAGGTAGCCCCGTCTCCTTGCGCAGGGCGTCTTCCAAATCTCTATCCACGACAATCGCGCCCTGTTGAATCAGGCCGGAGATCTCCGACAGGGCAAGGTCGATGTCTGGCTTGAATCCAAGCAGTGGCACCTGCTCAACATCCTCGCCATAGTTCCAGTCCACCCAGTCTTCGACCACATGACAGTTGAACACGCTAGCGAACCACTGCGCGATCGCGTCTTGGCCCTGGGCAAAGAAGTCATGGAACGTTCGGCCGAGAGCGCGCGAGCCCGACGTTGTCATGCCGAGCTGCATCATCATCAGCAGCCAGTTCCGCGCCATAGACTCGTCGTGATACTTGATCGACTCTACGACGTTCGTGTTACCGGCGCGAGCGATGTTCAGAGCAGCACCGAACGGAACAGCTCCACCGGCAGCCTCTCCGATCTTGAAGTCGCGCGCCATGTTGTGAAGCTGCTCGATCTCTCCTGCCGTCGCTCCGGGCTGAGCGGTCACATACGGAACACCGCCAGCGCGTTCGTGGTTGATGGCGTCGATCCTGATCAGCCGATCCTTCACGACCCAGCTCTTGTAACAGTCGCGCATCATGCTGCGACCAACCCAGGAACCATCTTCCTGCTCCCAGACGTATCCAACTAGGCGATCAATCGGAATCTCCAGGGGCTGGAGATAATTACCTATTTGATTCAGCGGCCGGATGTTCTGTCGAATCGAGATCAAACCTCCATCGTCAGCGACCAGGAACTGATCAATAGTCTTCTGCGGGCGCTCTGCCAACTTGCGTAGCTGCCAGCGACCGTCCGGGAGGGCATCCGTCGGAGTGATCGTTCCCAGCTGTTCGAAATACGCAAAGCCGAACAAGAGCGCCCGCATGGCCAGGCGCATGTGCTCCATGAACTGGAACCTGTTCTTAGAGCGGCCTCTCAAAGGTTGCTCCAGCAGCTTCTCGCCTTCTACGGGAAGGTTGAGATCCTTCTGAAGCTCACGCACCGTAGATTCGTCGGCCCCGTTCGGGACAATGAACCAATCCCAACGACGGATGGGAAGGGTCGTGCCCTTGTACAGAGCCGACAGCTGAGGATCGGTACGCATCTGGTTGTAGACGCCAATTGACAGCGGCCACTTCAGCTCTGGAACGTACTCGCTAGTGTCGTACCACTGAGTCCATGGCGCCATCCCGGCAGGGCTCAACGTGCCCTGGAGAACGACGCCAAGAGGATCGGTAGGTGGCGCGCCGATTCGATCTCCGAGCTTCTGTGGCGCTGAATACGACATCGCTACAGCAGTCCCTTCTGTAGTGCGATCCAGATGGCGTTAACAGTGTTCTTCGCTCCGAGCTTGCGTCTTGTTGATCGAAGTAGAGATTTGACAGTCTCCTCGGGCCAACCAGTTGCCCTTCCGATCTCTTTGGCTGTGTGTCCGTTTGCTGTCAAGAACAAGACCTGGTATTCGGCTGGTTCGAGCAGAGACATCGCATTACAAGACTGAGTAGGCTCGAATCCCTGCGATCGCTCCCGGGCCTCTATGGATCGAGTTCCACCACTCAGGTGCGCTCTCGCTGCCCATCGAGGCCACCTGCGTCGGAGACTTGATGGCCGAAATGTGATGCGTGCTCCAGACGCTGCTGCCGTAGATGACCCCAAGGTAGTGCGTCAGCATGTACTGTGGGATCTGCGACTCCGAGATCGGGATGCCGCAGCGGATGAGGGAGTCCGTATTGCCGTAGCCGCTGAAACCGTAGGCGATGTCAGGAGACTTCGCGCCACCGAGGAACGCGCAGTAGATAAACGTCGATGAGCAGTCTTCGTAGTACGGCAGCAACGGTGGCTCGTGTTTCGCCGCTAGCTGTCCCATCGGTCGCGTCTGCGCATAGTGAATCTGGCCCTTGTGCGCGATCATCCATTGCCACCATTTCCAGACGTCAGCGACGATCGCTTTCTGCTTGTCTACGACGCTGCTGGTGCTGGCGCCGCTGTAGAGCACTTGAGCATGACCGTCCCAGATGTACTCGCCAGCATGTAGGTGTCCACCCGGAACCTTGAAGGGCAGAGACTTGGTGTGCGTGACCGGCCCGTACACGCCGTCAGCGTTGATCTTGAGTAGGCGCTGGAGTCCTCTGAGCCCACTGGTGCCCTTTGTCTTGCCTCGGCCCATCATGAATTCCTTGTGGGCGATGTTGTCGAACTCAGCCCAGGGCCAGCAGCCTGCGCGACTAGCACAGATCTTGAGGGCAATGACGTCGTTCCCCTTCATGCCCTCCTTGACCATCCTATTGAATTTGACGTTTGGAACTGCCATGCCCCTCCCTACATTGCCTTTGTCAAGAGCGACCCAGAGATGGACTCAGAGTTCATCCTGAGGATCGTGCCCGCCTCGACTGTGCTCATCGCCGCTGCGTCAGCTCTGTTCGGCGATGCGACGCCTCGTTTCTTGGCATCTTCCTTGGTCTCGATACAGATGCGACCCGATAGGTCGATGAACCACTTAATGGTCTGTAGCTCCTCGGACAACTGCGTGTCCAAGGGATCCAGGTCGATGCCACCCTCCTCCATCAAGTTGCGGAACGTCCACCACATCTCCGAACGGCGGTTGTTGAACTTAGCCGGATTCAGGGCTCGGCCCGATCCCTCGAAGTTGCCCACCTCACATCTACGCTGCCGCAGCCGGTCGTAGACTCCGGCGCCCAGACCGATCCCGTCCACGTTCATTGGTACCATCTTGGGAAAGTGCCTGGCAAGATACTCGTATGCCCGATCCGCGCTCTGCATCGTGTCCTGCTTCGCCCAGCTATCTATGTGTCGCACCTGCCCGCCTCGATTGCGGTAGATGGCGGTCATGTCGTCGCCCATACGAGCTACGTCCATCCCGTATCGGCCATGAGCGAACCCAGGCAAATCGAGAGCGTGCGCACGTGTCAGCATGCTAGGCGTGATCAGGTAGTCATCGCTGACGTCTGGAAACTCTCCCTCCACCTTGGAGATCCAGAGATTACTGCCTTCACCCCAGTCGCGACGGCGCTCGTCCACCCACGCTGGACTGGTTAGCTGGGACATGACCTCTGTCGGACAAGCCTCGCCGGTGAAGGCAGGTGTGTCGAACGCCGAGATGCGCACGACGTTCCAATCCGTCCCCGGCTTGCAGTTCATTGCGAACTCCGAGCCGGGGTCGTCCGGGTTGCCGATCGCGAGGACACGACACTGGTCGTTGGTCACGATCGACTTCACGGCGTCCCAGA